GCGGCGGCCGCCCCGTCGACCGCGGGGCGAGCTAGTGTGCCGCACCCACGCCCAGACGTCGGACGCCCCGCGGTTGCTGCCGCGTGGCGGTCCGGCGCCGTACCCAAGATCCCCGCCCAGGGGTGGGGGAGGACCCCCCTGGCGCCGCGCCCGCCTCCTCCGGCATAGGCGACCACCCCCCACGGCCGTTTTCCACCCCTGGTCAGCGGGCCAGCCACCTGACGTCTCGGCCCGGGCGACCGCCGCCGAGAGTGAATGCCCAGGTAGAGGCGCGATAACGTAACGCGCCGGGTAGGATGTGGGCATGGCGAGTGAGTGCGGTCGGTGCGGCGCGAAGCTGGATGTCCAGCGGTCGCGGCGTCCTGCCTTGTACTGCTCGAACGCGTGCAGGCAGGCGGCGTACCGGGCGCGGCGGCCTCGGGTGCCGGCGGAGATGCGTCGTGAGCCGAGGTGGGTGGAGTGGCGGCCGGTCCGTCGCGGCGCGCGAGTGACGAAGATGCCTGTGCAGCTGGATGGTTCGGCTGCGTCCTCGACCGATCCCTCCACGTGGGTGCCCTTCGCGAAGGTGGCTGGTTCGGCGCGGCGCGGGTTCGTGCTCGGCGCCGGCATCGGCTGCATCGACCTGGACCACTGCCTGATCGACGGGGAGCCGACTGCCGCTGCCGCCGCGTTCCTCGCCACGCTGCCGCCCACCTACATCGAGATCTCGCCCTCCGGCGACGGCTTGCACGTGTTCGGTTACCTGCCTGAGCGGTCCGGCACGAAGAGAACGGTGGAGGGGCTGTCGATCGAGACGTACTCGGTGGGCCGCTACATGACCGTGACGGGGCGCCCGTTCCGTGGCTCGGTGCCGAGACTGGCTGACCTGACCTGACTTCCCGAAGGAGGTGTCGCGTATGCCTCCGAGGAAGACCCAGCTCCGTGCGGTCGCCGACGATGAGACGGCTGCGCCTTCGAAGCGGAAGACGATCACCGAGGCCGCTGCCGATCGTGACTATCGCGCGCTGCTGGAGGGGATGCTGGCGCGGGTGGCGAAGCAGGTGGAGGACCCGAACTGCCCGCCCAGGGATCTGGCCGCGCTGACCCGGCGTGCGATCGAGATCGCGAAGGAGCTCGAAGCGCTCGATATCGCTGCCGATGGGGAGAAGTCGGTGATCGCGGATACCGATGACGAAGCCTGGGACGGCACCGGCTACTGATCGGCGCCTGTCGGAGGTCGCCCGGTATGTGATCGCGCCGGAGGGGATCAAGTCGACGGGGTGGCCGCGGGTGCGGGACACGTGCCATCGGCTGGGGTGGCGGTTCGATCCGTGGCAGGACGGCGCCGGCCGTCTGATCCTGGCGAAGCGGGCCGACGGCTTGTATGCAGCGGACACGACGGTGATCAGCATCCCGCGGCAGGTGGGCAAGACCTACCTGGTCGCGTGCATCATCTTCGCGCTGTGCCTGTTGTCCCCGAGGCTGACCGTGATCTGGACGGCGCATCGGAAGACGACCGCTGGCGAGACGTTCGCGACGTTCGACGGGATGGCGGCTCGCCCGCGGGTGGCGCCGCATATCCGGCAGGTGCTGCGCGGCAAGGGTGACGAGAAGATCCTGTTCAACAACGGGTCTCGGATCCTGTTCGGTGCACGCGAGTCGGGGTTCGGTCGAGGGTTCTCCGATGTCGACATCCTGGTGTTCGACGAGGCGCAGATCATGACCGAGGCGACGCTCGAGGACATGGCGGCTGCGCAGAACGTGGCGGCCAATCCGTTGACGTTCATGATGGGCACCCCGCCGCGGCCGAAGGACCCGGGCGAGACGTTCACGCTGATGCGGCAGGAAGCGATCGACGGGGAGTCCACCGACACCCTCTACATCGAGCTGTCGGCGGATCGTGGCTGCGATCTGATGGATCGGGAGCAGTGGCGCAAAGCGAACCCGTCCTACCCGCATCGGACCACGGAGCGGGCGATGCTGCGGCTGCGGAAGAAGCTGAAGAACGACGACTCCTGGCGGCGTGAAGGTCTCGGCATCTGGGACGAGTTCTCCAAGCACCAACCGGTCGTGTCGAAGTCAGTGTGGGCGGAGCTGGTGGATGTCGGGCCCGTGGACGGCACGAAACCGAACGCGCTGGCGGTGGATATGTCCCACGGCCGGGAGATCTCGGTGACGGCGTGCTGGCTGGAGGGCGAGCACGCGCACGTCGAGGAGATCTGGGCCGGGGTGGACGAGGACGCCGCGGTGGAGTGGATCGCTGAGCGTGTGGGGCGGCGGATTCCGGTGGTGATCGACAACATGTCGCCGGCGTCGTCGATGGCGCCGAAGCTGCGGGCCCGCAAGTGCAAGGTGATCGGCACCGGTCCGCAGGACATGGCCCGGGCGTGCGGGATGTTCTACAGCCGGTCGATGGGCAAGACGTTGTCGCACGCCAACCAGGACGCGGTGAACGCGGCGCTGGAGGCGGCGCGCAAGCGGGCCATCGGCACGGCTGGCGGGTGGGGGTGGGATCGCGTGGACGAGACCGCGCAGATTCACCCGATTGTGTCCGCGACGTTGGCGCTGTTCGGTGCCGAGTCGACCAAACGTAGGGGCTCCGGTGGTGGGGCGTCGTTCGCGTGAGTGGAATGGGGTGAATGCATGGCCGAGCACGACCCGCTCGACGAGGACGACCTGCGCGACCTGATTGCCAACCTCTGGCGAATGCACCTCGAAGAGCGGTTGTGGTTGGACCGCATCTACGAGTACACCAAGGGCCTGCGCGGCGTGCCGGAAGTTCCTGAGGGGACGGGGGATGAGGTCAAGGCGCTGGCGAAGCTGTCGGTGATGAACGTCCTCTCGACGGTGCGGGACTCCTGGGCACGGAACCTGTCCGTTGTGGGGTACCGGCGGTCGACCGCCCGGGAGAACGATCCGGCATGGCGGTCGTGGCAACGCAACCGGATGGACGCCCGCCAGAAGGAGATCCACAAACCGGCTGTGACGTACGGCGCCGCGTACGCGAAGGTGCTCAAGGGGCCGGAAGACCCGTGGCCGGTGTGGACTCTGCGGAGCCCTCGCCAGTTGCTGGCCGCCTACCGCGATCCCTCGCTGGATGAGTGGCCGGAATACACGTTGGAAACGGTTGTCGTCACCTCCGGGGGGAAGCGGCGTCGGGTCGGCGTGGTGATGGACGACGTGTGGATGTACCCGTTCGATCTCGGTGATACGCCGGTGCTGTCCGCGGATTCCCACAGGTTGGAGCCGCTCACCGTGCGTGAGTTCGACGAGCCCGTTGAGCATCACGCCACCTACGGGGGAAAGCCGGTCTGTCCGGTGGTCCGTTTCGTCAACGACCGTGACGCCGACGATCAGATCGTCGGCGAGATAGCGCCGTTGATCCAGGACCAGCAGGCGATCAACGCCGTGAACTTCGACCGCTTAATCGTTTCCCGGTTCGGCGCATTCCCGCAGAAGGTGATCTCCGGCTGGTCGGGGACCGAGAGTGAAGTGTTGGCGGCGAGCGCGCGGCGGGTGTGGACATTCGAAGAGCCGGACGTGAGTGCCACGAGCTTGCCGGCGGCATCGATCTCTGGCTACACCGAGTTGCTGGAGTCGATGAAGGCTGCGGTGTATGAGAAGGCGGGGTTGTCGGCGGCCAAGAACGGCAAGCTGATCAACCTCTCCGCGGAAGCTCTCGCCCTCGCAGGTAAGGACGAGAACGAGAAGCTGATCGACAAGCGCGAGAGCTTCGGTGAGTCGTGGGAGCAGGTGCTGCGTCTGGACGCCGAGATGGACGGCGACGCCGAGACCGCCTTCGACTCCGGTGCCGAGGTCGTCTGGCGAGACACCGAAGCCCGGTCGTTCGCGCAAGTCGTGGACGGGGTGACCAAGCTCGCCCAGCAGGGCGTGCCGGTCGAGTCGATGCTGTCGATGATCCCGGGGATGACGCAGCAGCAGATCCGCGGCGTGCAGGAAGCGATGCGGACTGCGGCGGCGGCGAAGCTGGCCGAAGAGCTGCGGGCAGCCCGGGCTGCGCGGGTGGTTGCTGGTGCCGACGCAGGCTGAGATCGAGCAGTACCAGGCCGACGTCGAGGAACTGTCCCTGCTGGCCGCCGCGTCCGTCGCGACTGTGGTGATGGCCGCGACCGAAGACGAAGACCCGGAAACCGACCTGGTGCAGGCGGTCCCGGCGGTGCTGGAACCGTACATGTCCGCGGCGACGCAGCTGGCGATGGACTGGTATCGCAGCCTCGCCCGCGAGCAGCCCCGCACCCCACCCCAGGCAGGTCGGATCGAACCGATCATCGGCCCCACTGATCGGATCTCGTTGCTGGATGCGCTGGAGTTCGAGCCGCGCCCGGCCGAGCTGCCGCCGCGGGAGCAGATCGAGGCCACTATCCGGTGGGCACTGTACGAGCCCCCGGAGCCGGAGCTTGCAGATCTGCCCGAACCTGAGCAGACAGCGGAAGTCCCGGAGCCGGAGCCGGAGCCGGAGCCGGAGCCTGAACGCCAGCCGGAGCCGGAGGCTGAACCTGAACCGGTTGAGGAGCCGCGGGCGCGAGTGGTCGCGGCCGGGGAGGACTCTCCCCGGGCCCGGATCATTCCCGCCGAAGCGAACGAGCAGCAGGCCCGGATCATCTCCCGGCTCGCCGGTGCGGCCGACCGGTACGTGAAGAACGCCGGGCGGGACACGATCACCGAGAACGCGAACGCCGAAGGGGTTCGGTGGGCGCGTCACGCCCAACCCGACGCGTGCGCGTTCTGCCGGATGCTCGCCACCCGCGGCCCCGCCTACCTCACCAAGGCCACCGCCTCCCGGGTCGGAGCCTCGGGCCGGGTCCGCGGGTCACGGTCGGAAGGCGAGAAGTACCACGACGACTGCGGATGCGTCCCGGTCCCGGTCCGCGCCGGTGACGTCTACGAGCCACCCGAGTACGTCGAGGCGTGGCTCGAGCAGTACGAGCAGGCCTACAGCCTCGCCAACGGCAACTACAAGAAGATCCTTGCCGCGATGCGCGCCGCCGAGAAGGAAGCCGGCGGCAGCACTCACTGACTTCCTCCCCGCTCGGGGAGAAGGCGCTCACGTCCAGCGCTGAATGGACGGTCATGCCGACGGGCTTACGGAGAACCACGCGATGAGCGAAACCACGTCTCAGACGGAAACCAACGACGGGCCGGTCCAGCCGGAGCAGCCCGCGGAGAAGACCCTCACGCAGTCCGAAGTCGATCGCCTCCTCGGTGAACGGCTCGCCCGCGAGAGGGAGAAGTTCGCCGACTACGACGACCTGAAGGCGAAAGCTCAACGCCTGCAGGAGATCGAGGACGCGAACAAGACCGAACAGCAGAAGGCGCAGGAGCGCATCGAGCAGCTGTCCCGGCAGCTCGCCGAGAAGGAGCAGCTTGTCGCCCAGGCGACGCTGCAGTCGCTGAAGGCGACCGTGGCCGGCAG